GAGGTACGAATTGAACAACTTAAACTTATTAACTCAGCTAATGAGATAATAGATCTTACCGAGTTTATTGTTGAACTAAATTTATTTGAAGATTTATTTAAAAATTATCTGCATGGTAATTTGGTACTTACTGATAGTAGAAATTTAATTGATCGGTTTAATATTCATGGGGAAGAATTTTTAAACATAAAAATAAGAACCCCGTCATTTCCAGATTCAGAAGTAATACAAAAAACGTTCAGAGTCTTTAAACTATCTGATAGATCTATCGTAAGAGATACTAACACTCAAAACTTTGTTTTACATTTTATTTCAATTGAATTCTTTTATGATGTCTCTCTACCTCTATTTGCTCCGTTTGAAGGAACAATAACAGACGTTGCAGGAGCGATTTTTTCGGACTTTATCGCAGCATCGCGTAATTTTGATATATCTGAATCAGGAAGAGAAATAAAAGAAAATCCTGAACCGACTAATCTAATAGTTATAAATGAAGCTTCTAATAAAGTTAAATTTATATCCCCAGGTTGGTCACCGTTTAAGTGCATTAATTGGCTTGCCTCTAAAGCTATACCAAAAGATGGTACTGCAAAGAATTACATATTTTTTGAATCAAATAAAAACTTTTACTTTGGTACATTAGAAAATCTATTTAGAGATGCGCATGAGAGTCAAAACTATCTGGGTAGATACTTAATATCTGCATCAAACGTACGCGAGAACCAAAGTTCACAAAATGTTAATAGAGAAATGTTTCTTGCAAAAGATGTAGAAATGATTGAAACAACAGACTATATTAAAAACTACACAAGTGGATATCTTGGAAGTAGGTTAATATATCTTGATGTGTTTAACAAAGAATATGAATTAATAGATTACGACCATACAGTAAACTACGAGAAGCAGTATCATACTTCAGGTAAGGGTACGGAGGCAAAGCCAATATTTAATAAAGATACTTTTAAAAACTTTGCAACAAATATAAGTTTCTATCCTAAAAATCCAAAACTGTTTAATGATTATAACGGTAATATAAGCGAGAAGATGGGTGAAATTCACGGGAACAGATTATCATCTTTGTTAGAATTAACTAATATAAAGATGAATATGACTGTACCGGGCAGGACAGATGCTGAGGTGGGAAGAGTTATTTACTTTGAATACCCATCCATGGGTGCAAAAGATGAAAGCGATACGGGTTCATCAGCACAAGATAAATTATATTCCGGTTTTTATTTAATTACTGCCATTCACCATAAGGTGAATAAATTTGAACATACCATGACTATGGAAATAATAAAAGATTCTTTATACGTTGACAAAGAGAGTGAAAACAGGGCTTAATTATGCAAAGAATTTTTAACAAAGACGGTTTTAATTGGTGGATTGGTGTAGTAGAGGATCGAATGGACCCGGAAAAGATGGGTCGATGTAGAGTACGTATTTACGGCTACCATACAGATAGTAAGATAATACTACCAACAAAAGAACTACCTTGGGCTACACCTATACAGCCAATTACCTCGGCTGCAATTTCCGGTATTGGTTCTTCACCATTAGGCCCGGTCGAAGGTACCTGGGTTATTGGGTTCTTCCTTGATGGAGAAGACATGCAACAGCCAGCTATCTTTGGTACCATTGCTACTAAAGCAGCCAAGAGAGCGTTCGCCGTACAAGAAGAAACACCACCTGTTTCAAATCCTAACGATGGTATCCTTAGAGACAGTTCTGGTAACCCTGTAGTAGATGGCCAAGGGGAGCCAATTAGATCTGGTACCCCTTCTGTTGAAGGTTGGGAGATAGGTCAGACATCAGAAAAGTATGAATCTGGTGGCAAGGGGCCTGGTACTATTAATGCATATACTGGCGCTGCAGGAGGCGATCTAGGAGGTGCATCATATGGTACATATCAGCTAGCCTCTTTCCTACCTGCTGTAATGACTACCGGTAAAGCAAGACCTTCAGCTAAAAATTCCCCTGTAATTCAGTTTTTAAATACCTCTAAGTTTAAAGAAAAGTTTGCAGGTCTTGAGCCCGCCACACCTACTTTTGATGCTAAGTGGGCAGAGATTGCAAGTACTTTTAAAGATGCGTTTAAAAAAGAACAACACGATTACATTCAGAAAAAGTATTATGACGTTGCAATAGCTAACTTACAACGGCAGGGCTTAGATATGGTAAAATACGGACCCGCAGTTCAAGATTTAGTTTGGTCAGGCGCCGTACAGTTTGGTCCAGCAAATACAAGAGCATTTACTGAAGCCTTAAGAGGTAAGAGTACCTTGACAGATAAGGATATCGTTACCCTGGTCAGTGAATGGAAAATTAACAATGTAGATACGTTATTTAAATCTAGCTCTGACTCTATTAGAGCCGGGGTTAAATCTCGCTTCCAATCCGAAAAACAAGCATTACTGAGTTTAATTAAATAATGGATCCATTAATTACAAAACAAATTCAAGGTGTACTTGAGAACAATATCTTTAATAAGATTATTGCTCTTAACCTTAACATACCAAGCCCTGTTCTAAGAGCTATAATTTCCAGGGTAGCCGAAGTCGGAGCTGTAGATATTGTTAAACAAGTTAACTTAAGTTCAAACAAACAACTTACAGATATACCTAATAATATTATTGGCTCGGTTAATCCTGTTAACATTACTAACAGTAATAATGGTCCTGCTCAAATTAGTAGTAACATCGATGGTATCATTCAACAGCAATTACTATTACAGACAACAGATAAGATTGTATCTAAACTACAATCTCAATTAAGACTCTCATTACCTACTGATAAGTTAGGTATTATTAATTTTGATAATCTAGCTGCAAGCCTGATACAAGGTATTACACCGACTGTTGGTAAGACAATCTCTACAGCTGTTAACAGCTTTGCTGATTCTATTTTTAACAAAGGCCAATTACCTAAAATAACTTCTAATAGTATTGAGTCGCTGTACAGCAGCTTATCACCAGAAGAAGCATTATCTAAAACAGATGAGATATTTGTATCGAGTGCTGCTAATAATGCACTATCAGAAGCTAAAAACTTTGATATTAATTCAACTACTAATGCTGAAAAATTAGAAGTATTAGATAAGGGATTTACAGACCCTAATGCAAATTACCCTACAAAAGAATATGCTGGTATTTCTGAAACTAACAAACTGGCACAGGGTGATGTTAGAGGTACAGTAGTTCAAGAAAAAAATAACAACAGAATGCTGGGTGCTAAGTTACCTGGAGGTGAAGCTTGGGACGAACCTGAATCAGCTTTCCGGGGAGCATATCCTTACAATAAAGTAACCCAGACTGAATCTGGACATATTATTGAAATGGATGATACCCCGGGTTCTGAGCGAATCCACATATACCATAAGTCTGGTACCTACGTAGAAATTGACGCTAACGGCTCTATGGTAAAACGTACTAAAGGTTCATCATATGAAATTATTGATCGAAATGGGAAAATATCTATCGCAGGCCGCGCAGACATTTCTGTTAACGGTGCTTGTAATATCTTTGTTGGTAATGATGCAAATATCGAAGTCGAAGGAGATGTAAACCTTACATGTCATAATGATATTACTGCTATGGCAGGTGGCACCTTAAATCTGTCTGCAACTGAAGAAGTTAATATTACAAGTAATAAAGTTAATATACAAGCATATCAAGATATGAATTTGAAGTCAAATGTTGACTTAAGACTATTTTCTGAAGAAATGCATTTTAAAGCTAACATTGACATGTATGCATCTGCAACAACCTTATATCAAAATACTGAAACTAGTTATCATCAGACAGGTGGTAGTTTATATGAAAAGGTTGGTGGTAGTAGATTTGCAGAAGTAGAGAGTGCAATTCATAACAAAGCTAGTGGTGATATTAATAATGATGGAAATAATATCCATATGAACTCTGGTACTTCATCTGGCTCACAGCCAAGTAAAGCAGCTAATGTTGCAGCTATTTCTAATATCGGAATCATGTCGGGTCGTAAAGATATTTCTGATAATGATCTAGATGACCCATTAGTTCTTTCACTTGCCGATAGTCGTTCTATTGCATTAGAAGAAGAGACTCAAACTTCTGATGATTTCAATACCCAAAAGAACTTAATTATCAGTGAAGGGTTTGCTAACGCTTCAGACCTAAATGAAACACCGACAGCTACAGATAATACTTCAGTTCAATCTGAACAAGGTAATTTTGTAGAAGCAGATCCTAAGTTGAAGTCCGTAACTCAACTACCAGGTAATTATAATTTATCACCTAACTTTACTGTTGAGATGCTATCAAGTAAAGCTGCTGTATCACGTGATCCGATTCGCGGGCATGCAGGTGCAACTTACGGGGAAATTGTTTTTAATCTTCAAGCAGTAGCTCTTAACATATTAGAACCGGTTAAAAAGATTTATCCTAAAATGTTTGTAACCTCAGCATTTAGAGATCCAGGGAATGGTTCTAATGCTAAGACTTCCCAGCACCCGTTGGGTCAGGGAGTCGATATTCAGTTTAAAGGTATTACTAAAAAAGAATACTACGACATTGCTGTCAAATTAGCTAAAGTGCTTAAGTACGATCAGTTAATTTTAGAGTATTGTAACTATACTAATAATCCTTGGATACATATATCTTTATCTGTTAAGAATAGAAGCCAGGTATTAACATTCTTTAACCATAAAACCCATTCTCAGGGTTTGACTCAGTTAGCATAATGGCAATAACTCTTTCAAGTTCTGGTGGAATTTCTGACCCGTATGTTGGATTAGATGGAGTTACAGAAGAATATACCTTCCCTAACGGTGCTCTAGAGGGTGTTGTTTATACGGATACTATAACCGTTACACCGACTCCGTATGTATCTGTAGTCAGCTCTTCTGTAACATCGAGTACTTCATCAACAATAAATACCACTCAAAGTAGTATTTCAGGTAGTAGTACTCTAAATATTACTTACGAAGCATTCAACGCCCCTACCAACACTTTTGGTGGTATAAGCATCTCTACTTCACCTACACTTATAACTTTTACCGGTACAATGGATGGTATTTTTAGTGATAAGTATATGAGATATATAGATCGTTATAGCGGTAACGTAAGTGTTGAGGTTACAAGTTTTGTAAATGTTCCATCTCAAAATGCAGAAATTTACTTGTATAAACCTTCGTTTATGAAGTATGTCTTTACAACATATAATATTACAGTAGTTTACTTAAATGAATTATCATTACCAATCACCGTTCAGTACACTGTATTAAAAAGATTATTAAATGATTGGACAGCCGGTAAGAACGCTTTAAAAGCAAAGGTAGCAGCACAATATGCCGGCAGTAACTAGATTAGGTGATCTTTCAACAGGACATGAAGGATATCCTCCTACTGCTGTTACAATTCCTAATAACAGCACAGTTTATGCTAACGGAATTTTAGTTGCTGTACAAGGTGGTAGTTTTGCTACTCATGTTAAACCCAAAAGTCCCCCGCACGTTGAAGGTGCGGATCGGGTTATAACAGGAGGAAGTAGTATAACGTTTGTTGAAGGTAAACCAATTACTAGAATCGGAGATGATATAGCGGACGGAGATGCAAGCGCTCAAGGTTCTCCAAGTGTATTTGCAGGTTAAAAAAATAGCATAAATATAAACATGGCTACACGAAATACCAGACAATATTCAGATTTTAATCTTCTTTTCTCCTCGCACCCCGTAACTGGTGATGTTGCAAGAAAGAATGATGAGGAGGCTGTTAAGCAATCTCTTAGAAATTTAATTTCTACGAGACATTATGAGCGACCGTTCCACCCTGAAATTGGCTGCCAGATACATGGTCTTTTGTTTGAAAACTTTAACCCGGTAACTGTTCAGGTTATGAAGAGGACTATACAGGATACAATTGATAAGTTTGAGCCAAGAGTAACGGTACTAGAAGTTAAAATAAGTGATAGAGCAGATAACAATGAGGTTGTTTGCGACATAATTTTTAGACTTAATAACTCCGATAGACCTATTACTTTAACAACACTACTAACAAGAGTAAGATAATGTCTAACTTAAGAATTTCCGAACTTGATTTTGATCAGATCAAGACCAACTTAAAAACATTTTTAAAGGCTCAGTCTGAGTTTACAGACTATGATTTTGAAGGTTCAGGTCTTTCTACCTTATTAGACGTTCTTGCATACAATACCCACTATAATGCTTACCTAGCAAATATGGTGGTTAATGAAATGTTTTTAGATTCAGCAGTTAAAAGATCGTCTGCTGTATCTATTGCCAAGCACCTAGGCTATACACCTGTATCGTCAAGAGGTTCTGTTGCAAATTTAGATATTGTTGTAACCAGCCCAACTAATCTTCCAGCATCACTGACACTGGATCGATATACTCCTTTTACATCTACGGTTGATGGAGTAGCGTATACGTTTTTAACTACTGAAGCAAAGACTGCGTTGAGAGTAGGAACGACATATACCTTCTTAGACGTTGACGTAACAGAAGGCACGTTGTTAAGTTATAGCTACGTTGTATCAGATACAACACCTAATAGTAAATACGAGATACCAAATTCGGCTGTTGACACAACAACAATATTGGTAAGCGTTCAGACATCATCATCTGACACCACGACTACAACGTATACTTTGACTACCGATATTACAGGATTAGATACTACATCTAAGGTGTATTTTCTAGAACAAAACCCACAAGGTAATTATCAAATATATTTTGGCGATGGGATTATAGGCCAGAGTCTAACAGCTGGTAACATCGTTACAATTCAATACATGGTAGCTACGGGTTCAGCTGTTAACGTTTCAAGTACTGTATCTCAATCGTTTACAGCCGGGACTACTATTGGTGGTTCAAGTAATATTGGTATTACTGTTAACAGTAACTCTACTGGTGGCGCAGATGCCGAGAGCATCACTTCGATTAAATTTAATGCACCAAGAGTTAACGCATCTAAAAATAGAGCGGTTACAGCTGCTGACTATGAGTCTTTAATCTTATCTAATTATGCAGGAGCTGAAGCTGTATCTGTATGGGGCGGGGAAGATAATGATCCTCCGTTTTATGGTAGAGTAATAATTTCACTCAAGCCTTTCTCAGGGTTCACTATTTCAGATGCAACAAAAGAGTCTATTGCTACTAATATATTAAAATCTAAACAAGCACTTACAACTACTCCTGTTTTTGTAGATCCTGTTTTCTTCCATGTAGGTATAAATGCTGACATAACTTATAACTCTTCAGCTACTACTCTATCATCAGAACAAATTAAAGCTCAAGTTAATGAGGCTATCACAACTTATTTTTCTACAAGTCTACAAAAATTTAATAAAAATTATATTCATTCATCGTTAATTAATGCCATTTTAGCTAAAAACAATTCTATTACAAGCGCATTGTTAACTGTAAAGCTACAAAGAAGAGTATTGCCAACTCTAAACACAGTTAATGTCTTTAGCGGTGACACATCGATTAAGTTTAGAAATGCTATTAAACCTGGAACATTATCTTCAAGCTTTTTCTTCATAACTGTAAACGGGGTTACTACATTAGTAAAGATAACCGACTTACCAGATACCACACCTTCTAGTGATACTGGTACAGGTACATTACGAATTGTTAATGCTACCACGGGAGTTATTCTTTCACCAAACATTGGTACAATAAGCTACGGTACTGGTATTGTAAACGTTACTAGTATCACACCAACAGGTCTTCCTGCGGGTACAACTGATATTCGTATTACCGGTAGCGTGCAAGAGGCAAGTTATAACTTATCAGTATCCAGAAATGAAATATTAATCCAAGACGATACAACGACAACTAGAACCGGTGGATTAGTAGCCGGTACAATTGTAAATGTTACTGCATTAGTATAATATGTCAACAACCCGAATTAAAGAAAAAGTATCGCAACTGGTTAACAGCCAGTTACCTGAATTTATCAGGTCTGACTATACTACGTTTGTCGCTTTTCTAGAATATTACTATCAATTTTTAGAGCAAGATCAAAACGCTTTAGAGCTGGTACAAAATGCAAGACAGTACAGCGATATTGATCAGACTGCAGATTCCTTTGTAAATTATTTTTTAAATAATTACGCTAAAGACTTACCTCAAAGCTTACTGGTTGATAAAGGGCTTTTAATAAAGAGAATCAAAGGTCTGTATGCTGCCAAGGGTGGAACGTTATCTATTGAGATATTATTTAGAATCTTATATGATACTGCCGCCTTGACCAGATACCCCTACGACTCCGTATTAAGACCTTCAAATGGTAAATGGAATCAGCGAAATTCACTTCGTGTACTTAAAACATCCGGTAGTGTAGCTGATATTAAAGACCGTTTTATTACTTTTACAAAAGATCGTGTCAAATATACAGCAGAAGTAATAAGAGTTAAAACTCTTAATACTAATTTGTTTGAGATATTTTTCCACGCACCGTATCCTGTACCGTTCGATTTAAACGATACTATATCAATAAGCAACGCTTCCGGTGTTATATTTACAGGTACATTACAGCCTACGTTAACAACGACAAGAATTATCTCCGGTGGTAGTAACTTTAAAGCCGGGCAAGTCTTTACCCTTTCTATTGCAGGTGGCTTAAATACACTTGTTAGAATTACAAAGGTCAGTAGCACCGGCGCAATTGAAAGACTAAAAATATTAAGTTATGGGTTTGGATTTAATGAGAGTATCTCTATTAACCTTTCAAATACCGGTGGTGTATCGGCTCGAACTAAATACCTAAATACAAGAAGCGGTGGATTCTCTGAAACTATTACCATTATAAGACCCCATTCAACATCAAGTGCAGATAGGTATTTTGATACAGATTATATAAGCCCTTACGACTTTACAGGCGATGATCTTGTAGCTCAGAATATAACATCACAGTTATTAACTTCGATTACTACAACAGGTACAGAAAATCCTAATGATGCTGTTCTGTCATTTAGTACTGGAGCAATTGCAAGATACCCCGGGGAGTACACCTCGACACAAGGCTTCTTATCCGAATCTGATAATAGAATTCAAGATGATGAGTTGTACCAACCGTTTGCATATCAAGTTGTATCGGAATTAGATATAAGTGTATTCTATGATATAGTTAAGAAACTCATACACCAGGCAGGTACTAATTTATTTGTTGATCGAGTACTATCTGCTACTGCTGATATATCAGGTATCATAAGTGTTCAAAGCAGAAAGAATGTTAACTCTGAACTGAATAGCGTATTTACAACTCTTGATGCAGCATCTAAACTAATAAGAAAATTAGCGGATAATGATAATGTAGTTACATCAGCCGAAATTACTGCCTATCAGTTAACTAAACCACTAACTGATAATACAACAATTTCAGATATAATTACAATTAGTGTCATTAAAGCCCTTACTGATGATCTCCAATTTAGTGACAACAACTTCTTTACCCTTAATAAGGTAGAGTTAGATAATGTTAATGTAAGTGGCTTAGTTGAAGATTATACCGATAATGTAGGGGCAACGGGGTACTTCTTAGAAACCTATGCCGCTACAACAGCAATTACATTTAGTTAACATACATGATATCTTGTATAAATATAACACAGAACTTCTTATAGGAATAAAACATGTTCACAGAATCAATTAATGTTAAAGGTAACTTAGAAGTTATTCTTTTAGACGAGACCGGTAATCAAAAAGACTACCGTAAAATTAATAACCTAGTTGTGGCGGTTGGTAAGGATACTATTGCATCTAGAATGGTAGGTAACACAACTGCGATTATGAGTCATATGGCAGTGGGTTCTTCCAATACATCACCTGCAACCTCCCAAACCGCTCTTGGTACTGAATTAGGTCGAGTTGTACTTGACTCTACATCTCGAGCTGCAAATACTGTTACGTACGTTGCAACATTTCCAGCTGGTACCGGTACAGGGTCGCTAACAGAAGCCGCCATTTTAAACGCTTCGTCGAGCGGAAATATGCTTTGCCGCACTTCTTTTGGTGTAGTAACTAAAACTGCTAGTGATACTGTTATTATTACCTGGAACGTTACTGTAGCTTAATATGGCTTTTCTCTTAAAAGACACCATTCACCATTCATTGGTGGAGACGGTGTATAACGAAATTTTATCTCGCCGATCTAATTACTACTACTTTATAGGTAATGTATTAGATTGGCCTGATCCTCAAAATCCAGCTTCACCGGAAGCTACAAGTGATTATGAACGTTATACTCGTAATGGTATCTTAAGTGTAAAGAAGATAAATTTTAGAGATATTTCATATGTAATTCCTAGAGTAAACTGGGCAACTGGTACTGTATATGATCAGTACGATGGTAATTATAGTACAAGTTTTACGTCAACAAGCGGAGCTACGAGCCTTAAGACTGCAAACTTTTATGTATTGACAACCTCTTTCGGTGTTTATAAATGTATCTTTAATAACAATGGTGCAGTATCTACTGAAGAACCTTCCGGTCAGGACATAACTACTGTTACAACATCAGATGGTTATATTTGGAAGTACCTATATACAATTCCTCTTTCATCTCAAAATCGCTTTTTAACTGTAGACTTTATGCCAGTTCAAAGAGCGGTTACAAATGCATATTATTCCAAAGGTGAAGTTAGCAGCATTACTATTGATACCGCAGGGTCTGGTTATATTGGTAATTCAGCCGTAACGCTTTCTGTACAAGGCCAGTTTTTAGGCAAAACCGGTAACTCAATTGCAAATTTAACTCCCGTTTTTAACACTTCTGGTGAATTTATTGATGTTATTATTAATAATGTTGGTGCAAACTATAAAACTGCAACCATTAACATCACAGATGCTTCTGGTACCGGTACCAGTCTTCTTAAAAATATAAGCAATGTTAGAATCTATAACCCTGGTACAGGGTATACGGCGGCCGCTGTTGCTAATACAACCGCAACTATAGTAACTACCGGTAATATTCAACCCACTGCTAATGCATTTGCAAACTTAATATTCAGTAGTAACTCTCTTGTTGATATCGTTATTACAAATAAAGGAACGGGGTATAATACCAACGTTATTGCAAATACAACAATAACAATATCTACTACTGGTAATACTCAACCAACATCTAACGCATCTGCAAATCTCTTTTACGCTACCTCTGCTGTTCTAACTCCTGTATTGCGCAACGGCGCTATTCATTCAGTACTTATTGAAGATGAGGGTACAGGGTATAACTCCAACATTCAAACAACTATTTCTACTATTGGTGATGGTACTGGGTTTGTAGCAACCCCGTTCATTAACGCTGCCGGGCAAATTGAAGATATAATTATTGAAGAAAGAGGTATTGGGTATACTAGCTTGGATATTTCATTTGCAAGCGCAACTGGTACAGGGGCTACAGCTCATGCCAATCTTTCTATTGATGATTTAGATACCTTACAAACAATCGTTGAACTGTCTGCAATAAGGGGTGGTATACATGCATTTCGCGTAAGTAATGTTGGCTCTGGCTACACATATGCTAACGTTGTAATTACCGGAGACGGGGATGGCTTTGTTGGTCAACCAGTTCTGGTAAATAATACCATTAGTTATATTTCTGTTACTTCTCCAGGTTCTGGTTATAACTATGCTAATGTCGTAATTACGGGTAACGGAGCAAATGCTAACGTATCTGCAATTATATCACCTTATGGTGGTCATGGTAGTGACCCCGTCAGAGAGCTACATGCTGACACGTTGATGCTGACTTCAACTATAAATAATGAAAAGAACCAAGGTATTACAGTTAGTAACGACTATAGACAATTTGGTATTCTTAAAGACATTAAGATGTATGGCTCAGAACAAGAGTATGCAAACCCGGCAAATAGTGGTAGAGCATTTGCTAATATTTCCGGTAGTTCTTGCTTTTTAGTTACCCTCGATACTGTGAATGGGTTAGCAGCGGATACACTACTTCAACACAGCATGGGTAATTCAACTCTTAATTTTGAAGTAGTTGAAGTGATTAGTGCTTCCAATCAAATACTTTTAATGTATAAAGATACACATGACATAGCTGTAGGTGATGTTTTATTGGACACAATTACAGATACGGAATATACAATTGATACAATCAATGCGGAACCTACTATAAATAAATTTAGTGGAGACATGCTATACATCGATAACAGAACAGCTGTTAGCTATAGCGCCCAGCAACTAGTTACATTAAGAACAGTAATCAAATTATAATAGGTAAGAGATGGCGATAAATTTTAATACCGACCCGTACTACGATGACTTCAGTGAAAGTAAAGAATTTTACCGTATTCTTTTTAAACCTGGTCGTGCTGTACAAGCCCGTGAACTGACACAATTACAGACTACCTTACAAAATCAGATCGCTCGATTTGGTCAGAATATATTTAAAGAAGGTGCAATTGTAATACCTGGGCAGCAAATATTTGATAACTTTTATAACTTTGTAAAGCTCACTGATAGTTTTAACAGTGTAGTGTCAGATGATATTATAGCTGACTTAGTAGGGGGTACCGTTGTAGGTCAAACTACTGGAGTTACAGCCCGCGTTGTTAATCACGCTGTATCTGTAAGTGGAGACCCTTCTACAATCTATGTAAAGTATACCGGTTCGGGTACAGACAAAACGACTGCAGTATTTGCAGCCGGGGAGCTATTAACTTTTACGTATGGTGCAAATAGTACCGCTGTATTGCAAGCTGCTGCTTCCTCAGCTACAGGTAAGGGTGTTGCGTTTTCTATTGCAGCCGGGGTTATTTTTTGCAAGAATAATTTTGTATACTTTGGAGATGAGACTCACATTGTTTCCAAATACAGTGATACCCCATCAAAATCAGTCGGCTTCTTAGTTACAGAAAGTATTCTTACATCAGATGAAGATGAAGATTTATTAGATCCTGCAGCAGGCTCAAATAACTA